AAGAGTTAATTATGATGAACTACTTAATGTTAAGAGGGAAGTTCGCAGAGATGTTTACACAAGCGAAACAGAAGCAAGTGAAAGAGCAGAAGCGATTGGTTGTTCAGGTGTTCATTCACACGATGAGAATGGAAATAAAATTTATATGCCGTGTGCATCGCACGAAGATTATATCGCAATCATTGGACAAGATGTTAAAGATGAATATATTGACAAACCAGTTAAACCTGGTAGTGCCGTAGAAACTGGTCTTAAAAACAAGGTAGAGGAACACAATGAGAAAGTTGGTGATGATAAATCAAAAAGAACTTCATATAGAACATTACAAACTGTATTCAATCGTGGTGTTGGTGCATATAGAAATAATCCATCATCGGTTAGACCAAGTGTTACAAGTGAAGATCAATGGGCTTATGCAAGAGTAAACTCATTTTTATATGTTCTTCGTAATGGTAAATTTAGAGGTGGCAAACACGACACCGACCTTTTACCAAGTGGACACCCAATGTCAAGCAAGAAATCAATAACCAAAGCTGAAAGCTATACTAATTACCCACAAGGTGCTACTAACAATGCAAAAAGAATGTTGGAGTGGAGAGAAAAGTATGGTCGTGATGTTGTTAAAGGTGGAACTGAAGTTGGTTGGAAAAGAGCAAATCAATTAGCTAATAGAGAACCTTTATCACTTGATACTGTGAAAAGAATAAATAGCTTTTTAGCAAGACACGAGGATAATGCAAAAATATCTGAAGAATACAGAAACGAACCTTATAAAGACAAAGGTTATGTAGCTTATAATCTTTGGGGTGGTAAAGCAATGATTTCTTGGGCTAAAAGGATTTCTCAAAATGCTGACTAAAAAATTCAAAAAAACTTATCATAAGGATTGGCTTAATCAATTAGACATTGAAGAAGCGAAACAAGACAAGAAATGGGTAAAATACTTTAAAAAGGAAAGCAGTGATATTATCAATGAGTTTCTAAAAGCCAATAAACAAATACCTGATTTACAATTTAAGTTTAAGGATAGCGACTTAATAACTCTTTATGTTGAACTATATCAAGAGGTTGGAAATAAGTTTGCTAAGTGGTATGCTCAAAACTTTGAGAAATACATTACTAAAAATACCCATATTGAATATGAGGATATTTGGAATGAAAAGTTTGCATACATAGGTAATGAAGTAGCAGGTGCAAGAATAGTTAGTGTAGGTGGTAATCGAAGAAAAGAATTTATTAAGACATTAAAAAGATATATGGCAGATCCTGACTTTCAATCAATGGGTGAGGTACAAGCATCAAGAATACTGCGAAAGAAGTTTAATGATATGTCGGTTGTTAATGCAAAACGAATTGTAAGAACAGAAAGTGTTAATGCAGCCAATTATGCGACTAATCAAAGTGCTACTGATGTTTTTGGAAAAGAGAATCTTCAAAAAGAATGGATTGCAACTTTTGATAATAGAACAAGAATAGATCATATACAAGCCAATGGACAAATAGTTGATATGGATAAAAACTTTTTAGTGGGTGGTGAGGAATTAAGTTATCCAGGTGATAGTAGAGGAAGTGCTGCTAATGTAATTAATTGTAGGTGTACCAATGCACCATTTCCTAAAGAAGAAATTATTGAGGGTGCAATACCGCCAAGAATTGAGCCAATGCCAGTAAGAGTTCCAAGACAAAGAGTAGTGCAAGAAGGAAAACCAAACTTTTATCCAAAAGAAATTGATGATCTTAAAAAACAAGGTTATGAGATTGATGATAAAGCAATGGAGATAACAAGTTTGTTAAATAAACCTATAAGTGTTAAATTTTTAAGAAAGGGAAGATCGTTTGCAAACGAAGATGGTATTACAATTAACATAAGAGATTATAATACTAAAGTAGCATTAAACAGAGCATTAGTTCACGAGATAGGTCATATGGCACATAAACAAAATAATTGGGCAAAATGGAATATGAGAAATAAATCTAAACCAATTTTAGATGATGATGTTAAAAATGCTTTTGAAAAATGGAGAAAACAATTAGGTTATAGGCAAAGTGCAAGTGTGCAAAATGAAGCATTGAAACCATACAAAAGATTATGGGATTTTGAGGATTTCGGAAGTTTAAAAAAACAATTTCCATCTCTTTCAAAAAAAGATTTTCAACAATTTCACGGAGCAATGGCAGATTTTTTTGGTGCATTGACAAGAAACAAAGTTGGATATGGTCACCCTAATGCTTACTATACAAGAGGTGGTCTTTATTCACAAGTAGCTGAAGTTTTAGCTCATTCATTTGAAAATTTATATTTCGGCAACCCCATATTTAGAAGATTATATCCTGAGATTTATTATGAATCAAGAGAACTTATAAGAAAATTACAAAATAAAATATAATGGAAAGATTGTTTAGATTATCACAAGAGTACGAAAAATTACACCCAAATTCAGAATCACCAAGAACTTGGCTAATGTTATTTAGTATCGAAGAACTAATTGTAATGTTAGAAAATGCAGATGGAAGAAGAATAGATGTCTTAATAACTGATTCACCTGAAGTGAATGGTGGTGGTGAATTAATATATATAGAAAATTAATATCTTTGTAAAATGGAAAATATAATATATAAGTCAAGCCCAATCGGTGAATTAGTTGATGCCGATGAAAAGAGTGGAATCGTAAAAGGATATGGTTCTGTATTTAATAATGTTGATAGCGATGGTGATATAATTACACCAGGTGCATATACAAAAACGATTATGGAGAATGGAAGTCGTGTTAAATACTTATATCAACACAATATGGATCAACCATTAGGAAAAATGGTGAACTTATATGAAGATGATAAAGGATTAATGTTTGAAGCGAAAATACCAAAAACTCAACTTGGAACTGATGTATTAGAACTTATGAAAGCAGGGGTGATTACTGAAAACAGTGTAGGTATATTGCCACTTCAAAAGGAAGCAGGAATGGGTGATGGATATAACAGAAAATTAACGGAAGTAAAACTTTATGAGATTTCTGCCGTTACACTTGCTGCAAATGATGAAGCAATGATATTAGATGTAAAAGGGAATGTAGATAAGGAGAAAGTATTGAAAAGATTTGATAAACTTGTGAAATTAATTCGCAAGGGTAACATTTCTGACAATATGGGTTATGCTATTGAAGCAGAACTCATCAAGCTAAAATCTATTTTTAACGATAGTGCCACTCTGCCAACTGAAATTGATGTTACAGAGCCGACAGAGATTAAAACTGATAATAGTGATATATATAATTATTTGTTTAATAAATTAAATTCGTAAAAAATGAACGATGAAATCAAAAAAGAATTAGACCAAATCGGAGATTTAGTTGATTCTAAAATTGAAAAAGCATTCAATTCGGCTCAAGATAATGCGAAAGGTGAGATTGAAGAATCACTTAAAAGTGAAATTTCAAACCTATCTAACGACTATCTTGCAAAGAATGATGAAATGCAAAAAAGAATGGACACTATCGAAATGGCAGCTAAAAAAAATGCTATCGAAAGTAAGCCAGTAAACTTTAAAGGTGCTTTAAAAGAAGCTATCGAAGGTGGTGCTATTGAAGGTCTTAAAAAAGGACAATCAAGAGCAGCTTCATTCGAAGTAAAAGCGGATATGACAACTGGTGCAGATTATACTGGTGAGGTTATCGCTGCAACAAGAGTACCTGGTATAAAGTATGATCCTGCAAATGCAGTTCACATTAGATCAATCGTACCTGTTGGAACTACAAACTCTGACACAATAAGATACATTAAAGAATCTGCATATACACAAGGTGCTGCTGCAACTGCAGAAGGTAATGCACTTGGACAAACTGACTTTAACTTAACTGCTTCTACTGCTAATGTAGAGTTAATTGGTACTTACTTAAGATTATCAAAGCAAATGCTTGATGATACTGAGCAATTAACTTCTTACATCTCGGCAAGAGTGCCAAGCAAGTTAATGGCAGTTGAAGATGACCAATTATTAGGTGGTAACGGATCTGCACCAAATTTAGAAGGATTGAGAAATTCTGCTACTGTTTGGTCTAATTCTGCTTCAGGATTCGCTGATGGTGTTATTGCAAACCCACAAAACATTGATGTATTAATTACTGCACTTAACCAAGTTGCAAAAGCTAATTATACTTCAGATGGGATTTTAATGCACCCAACAGATTTCCACAAGATTCTTGCACTAAAAGATGGTGACAGTAGATACTTAAAAGATCAAGTTTATCAAGGATTACAACCTACATTTATGGGAGTACCATTTAGAATCTCAACTGCAATGGCAGAAGGAGAGTTTATCGTAGGTAATTTCTCACAAGCTGCACAAATTTGGCAGAGAGAGAATGTAAGTGTTGAGTTCTTTGAGCAAGATTCTGACAATGTTCAAAAGAACTTTGTAACAGTAAGAGTTCAAGAAAGGTTAGCAATGACTACTTACTTACCAAATGCA